ACCTTCATTCGGGCACAGCCATTGTCAGCACGATGCCGTTAACAGAAAGTAGAACGAGATTGGTCAACGGTTTAACGTGCGGTGGCTTAAGGCCCCTTAGTAATATGACAGAATGGACCCCTACGGGGGCTAAGCTCATTGGAAGGAGTTATTATGTCGTGTTATAGCACTATAGTTGCGTATCGACTGTTAGACAAAGTCAGCGAGACCAGCGGAAAGAACATCATCACATTTCAAGAGTCTGAAATTAAGGGTTCTCCCCACGAACGTTTAGTGATTCCTTGCGGCCAGTGCATCGGTTGCAGAATCGACCGAGCTAAAGCTTGGGCCGTTCGAGTCTACCACGAGGCCCTTGGCCACAAGGAGTCAAGCTTCGTCACTCTTACCTACAACGATGGAGATTTAAAAGACCGCAAATCACTAGATAAGCGAGAATTTGTGTTATTCATGAAACGGCTTCGTAAGAAGTATGGCAAAGTCCGTTTTTTGCATTGCGGAGAGTATGGCGAAGTCTGTCAGCAGTGCGGTCTGTCCCGTAGAAAGTGCAGGGAACTTCGCGACCATCCCTTTCGTGAGCTCAATAGGTCGGCCGCATCACCACGCCTGTTTATTTGGAATTGACTTCGCCGACAAAGTAATATGGCAACGTAAAAAGACCTACAATATCTACATTAGCGACGAATTAAGTCGGTTGTGGTCAACTAGAGTAAAAGGCAATAACAAGAATAGGAAGGATAAAGATGTCTGGAAAGCAAACGATGGAAAGTATTACCGCCGCAAAGGCTTCGTTACTATCACAGATTGCAACTTTAATTCTGCACGCTACCTCGCGAGATACGTTACCAAAAAAATTACAGGGTCCCGAGCTGCTGAGCACTATAGGGTTGTCGATCGTGAAACCGGGGAAATCCAGAATGTTATGCCTGAGTATGTTACAGTGTCTAACAGGCCCGGCCTTGGCGAAATGTGGTATCGAGAGTACGGACATTCAGACTGTCATTTGCATGATCAAATCCATATCAATGCCAGAGTGTATCGAGCACCGAAATACTACGATAAGCTACTTGAGAAAAGTAATCCAAGACTTGCAAGGCAAGTAAAGCTCAAGCGTAAACAAAAAGCGCTTGACAATGCCCAAGAAATGTCTCTAGTAAGATCTCGTGAACGGCAAAAAATTGCCGAAAGAAAGTTACTTAGAACTGGTGAAAGGAGTTACGAAAATGGTTTATAACTTGTATTCAATTTACGACGAAAAGGCTCGGGTTTTCAGTCCCCCACGCAAGGGTTTGAATGTGGAAGTGTTCAAACGTGAGATCCACGACGAACTTGCTGAAGCGAAAGAAACGTTTCGCGAACATGCTGGCGACTTCAAGATGTACCATGTCGCCGATTACGACGATAGCAACGCTGCATTCGAGCCCCTCTCACCCCCTGAGTTTATCTGTCCTTTGTCGGAACTGATCTGATGGAGAAGTTCTGGAAAAACGTAATATTGATCGTTATTCAAGGAGTGCTAAATGCTTTTAGACCCAATCGAAAGAGAAAACGGCTCCGTCCGGATCCGGACCGTTACCCCAGGCGAAAGCCTGACCGAACAGAGCCACAGAGCGACGACTAACATAAACGTGATCGTCGCGAAAGCCCGTAAGGGCATCCCCGTACACACAAACCAGGAGCCCTATTTCGGAGACTTCACCTCCGGTATGGATTACCGCGAAAACTTAGATAAGATTCGCGATTGTGAGCGTGATTTCCTATCTTATCCTCCCGAAATCCGGAAGCGGTTTCGCAATGATCCATCTCAATTCTTGGATTTTGTACTGGACCCCGCAAACTCTAAGGAGTTGCAGGAAATGGGCTTAACGGCGGAGAACACTCCGGCCATCCCAGGGTCCCAGGATGAAACGATCGCCCCTGAGGGCGAAGCTGAAGCTGCCACGTAAGGTGTGTGGCAGCGTTCGACAGTTCTTTACTTGACGTGAACTGTCTAGGTGACACCAACTAAGGAAGACCGACATGAAAAACCCCAGTGTTAATTTACACAAGTTTGGAACAGTGCCTGATGTACAGACACAAAGATCGAGGTTTGACCGATCTCATGGCTGGAAGGGTAGTTTTAATTCAGGTGACCTTATTCCCATCCTGGTTGACGAAGGATTACCGGGAGATAGTTTTCAGCTGAACAGCACTGTCGTAGCCAGGTTGACCAGCCCGCTCAAGCGTCCGATCATGGATAACATTAGAGCCGAGTTCTTTTTCTTCAGCGTACCGTATCGCTTGTTGTGGAATAACTTCAAGCGTTTCATGGGCGAACAGGATGATCCGGGAGACTCCATCGCTTATACCATTCCGCAGATGACTATTCCTGCTGGCGGTATTACTGAAGGATCGCTGGGCGATTACTTCGGGCTCCCTATTGGTGTCGCCGCAATGCCTTTGCCAGATAGCTTGGCTTTTCGCGGATATGCTCGTGTTTGGAATGAGTGGTTTAGGGATCAGAATTTACAGGATTCAGTCGTTGTCGATATGGACGACGGTCCCGATACACTTTCAGACTACACAATTCAGAAACGTGGAAAAAGGTACACGTACTGGACACAGGCCCTTCCTTGGCCCCAAAAGGGAGATGCCGTAGAGGTACCCCTCGGAACCGATGCCCCGATCACTGGCATCGGAAAGCAAAATACCAGCTGGACTACGGGTCCGTTTGCTGTTATTGAAACCGATGGAACAGGGACCGTAAATTATGCTGCTGCACAGGACACGTCAGCGTCAACTGCTTCGAATACGTTCCGTATTGAGGAAGATCCGAATAACGCCGGCTATCCGAATATTCGGGCAGATTTGACCAGTGCTACTGCTGCCACAATTAATGAATGGCGTGAGGCGTTTCAACTTCAAAGACTCCTTGAACGAGATGCAAGAGGCGGAACCCGTTATATCGAGTGGATCAAAAGTCACTTCAAAGTTACAAGTCCCGACGGAAGACAGCAACGAAGTGAGTACATAGGGGGTGGTCGTTGTAATATCAATGTTACGACCGTTCCCCAAACATCTGAATCAGGAACAACCGATCAAGGGTTCCTAACTGGTTATGGTGCTGGCCAGAAATCAGGTATCGGTTTTAATACATCATTTACCGAACACTGCTTGGTTCTCGGTCTTGTATCTGTGACTGCTGATCTTACCATTGCGAGCAATCGTCTAGACAAGATGTGGACTCGTCAAACTCGGGAAGATCTTTACATCCCCGTTCTCGCGAACCTGGGCGAACAAGAGTTGCTTACCCAGGAAATCTATTGCGATGGTACCGGGACCGATGATGATGTGTTCGGCTACGTTCCCAGGTGGGACGAATACCGATATAAAGAGTCCGTAATATGCGGAACCTTCCGGTCCGATGCAGCCGCAAGTCTTGACATGTATCACGTCGGTCTTGATTACGGTTCTGTACCGTTGCTCAATGCCGCATTTATCCAGGATGAACCGCCAATAAGTCGAATTATTGCTGTCACGGCAGAAGATGAATTTATCATGGATATTTACCACAGATACTTCTGTGTTCGTCCTATGCCCACGTTCGGCGTTCCGGGCATGATTGATCATTTCTAGAAGTTCGGAGATAAACATGGGACTCGGATTAGCCATGATTGGAAGCTCTTTAATTGGTGGAGCTTCAAGTTTGTTTGGGAATTACGCATCTGCAAAGCAGGCAAAAAAGCAGATGGATTTCCAAGAAAAAATGTCCAACTCGGCCTATCAAAGGGCCGTTAATGACATGCGGAAAGCAGGACTCAATCCTGTACTAGCAGCTGGATCGCCAGCGTCAACGCCTGGTGGTGCTATGGGTCAAACCGGAAACATGGCTGATGCTATGGGAAAAGGCGTTAACTCTGCATTGGCCTATAGGTCAGTCAAAGCAAACGTTAATAAGGTTGACGCTCAAGCCACAAGTGCACAAACCCAGGCGGCTCTTGATGCAGAAAAGTTGAGATTCCTCAACCAGCATCCTGAGTTTAAAAAAATGTATTACGGAGGTAAGTTATCCAGTGAAGCAGGCTTAAGTGGCCTACCTGGTTCGCTTCTTGGTTTAGGGTCAAGTGCGAAAGATCAACTTCAAACGCTTGTCGATCCCGAAGCAGCGTCAGCCAAGCACTACGAGCGCCTGAACAAAGACGCACGCCAATGGCGAAAAGGTTTCGAAATGGAGCGAGATTGGCTCAACAGCCATGAAGATCAAGTAGGCTGGCGTAACGGAGTCTTTGGCATTTACAAAGACGGCAAGTGGCAAAAGTACAAAGGTCCTGATTCGCAATAGGACGAATTGGTTACTAAAAAAGAAAGTGAGGATTTCCAGTATGTCACGATATCGTAAGCGAGTCTCGCGTCGCCGTTCAAAACGAATCTTCCGTCGCGGAGCGTCTAGGACAAGTCGCCGTAATAGACCAACCTCCCGACGTGGAGGATACCGTCTGTAGCTCCTTCCTCCTGGCCAGTCTACCCTACGGGGGGGCTGGCCGTTTTATTCTGGAGTTACCTTCATTCGGGCACAGCCATTGTCAGCACGATGCCGTTAACAGAAAGTAGAACGAGATTGGTCAACGGTTTAGCGTGCGGTGGCTTAAGGCCCCTTAGTAATATGACAGAATGGACCCCTACGGGGGCTAAGCTCATTGGAAGGAGTTAT